TGTAACAACTTCAGCACTAACACCAAATACACTAAGTATTGTTGCTACTTATGCAGATGCTAGCACTGCATTTGTCTCAAGTCTAAATGATTATCAGACTCAAGTATTCCCAACACAAATTGCAGCAGGATCGCTAGCAGTAGGCACAACTTATACGATTTACAGTACTGGTACAACAGATTGGTCATTATGTGGTGCAGCATCTAATATGACAGGTGTTTCATTCAAGGCTACTGCTGCAGGATCTGGAACAGGTACTGCAATATTAGCTGAATCATCTGGTGAAACAACATCTCAAGAAAATCCTGATGTGATTTCTACATTTGGTAATGCAGCCGCGTCCAATACATACCCAGGCCAACCTAATCCGATCGTAACAATTAGTAACGCATAAAAATGAATAATCGAGTTAATATGACCGCTGCTCAAAAAACAGATACCGACATTGCAGTTTTACAAGTGCAAGTCGGTAATGTTGAAGAAAAAGTAGCAGAGATTAAGGTAGATTTGAAGGAACTGCATGATTGTATGGATCGTCATGCAGAGTCTTATCAAACTATGCTTAAGGAATTTCATGAAGAAAATGTAGCAGAACATAAATCTCTATCTAGTAAGATTTCAGTTTTAGAAAAATGGCGTTGGATGATTATGGGAGCAGGTATAGTACTAGGATCTTTGGGATTCGATACGATATCTAAGTTGTTAAAATAAAAAAAGCCGCGTTAAGCGGCTTTTTTAGTAAGTGCTTGTAGTTTATCTCTAACTACATCAAAATTCACAGTGCTAAATAAGCCAGGATGCAGTGGTTTAGGATACTGATTTTCTTTTACCCAAGCATAACCAGTGTGTTCATCATTAAGAGTGGGAATAAATTCACGATCAACTTCACAGAAAAATGTGTGATAAACAAATGAGTTATTGACGAATTTTTGTATAGGAACTAACTTAGCTCTATCAGGGAAATAACCTATTTCTTCCAAACACTCACGCTCTATGCCTTCAAGTAGAGTTTCATCACTTTCTATTTTGCCACCAGGAATACCCCAGTTTGGGGAATGCTTGTTATCAGTTCTAAGTAAGTAAAGATATCTTTTATTATCTATTGAGTAAAAAAAGACTCCTGCGGAAATTATGTTCATACTAACATTTATCTAAAATCAAATGACGATAGAATAATTTCCCTGATCATAAAATCCTTCATAACTTTTCATCCAAACACCATCTGTATATCTATACTGTAAATTAGTAGTTAAATTGGTAACATATTGAATAGCAGTGTCTTGAGTAGAATCAAAGCTAACAAACCACCCACCCTCAGAAGTTTGAAATTCTATAATATCATTGGCATTAGCTACTAGATTACCCCAAGCTACTGTGGGGCTGCCTGGTGATCCAATCGACTCTACTATTAAATACCTTCTACCATTTGTAGGTCCAGGCAACCCTGCATTAGGTCCTGCTACTAATGGATTGATAATACTGGTAATAGGTTGTAGAGTATTTTGTGGTAGTGTATCAGTATCAATGTTGTAGATTAATAATCTATCGTCAAGTGGATCAAGCGTGATAGTACCTACAATTTCGGTATCCATATATGGATTTTGTAACCAAATTTGACTAATACCAGGTCTAATCACACCATATACATTTAATAGTGCTGACCAATATAAATCAGTGTCAGGCATATTTGGTAGGGTAGTATCTAAATTAGATGGATCAAAATTTTGATTTCCTGGCAATAATTGCAGCGTATTACCAACCAACAGCACATTGTAACCATACGGTGTTATTTTTTGACGGGTACCTAATAACAAATCTTCATCTTGGATATCGGTAAGAGCATGTCCTTTAAAAATAGACGCAATAATTTTTTCAATAACACCAAACTTTTTAAGTTTAGCAGGAGTGCTAATCCATATGGGCATGTAGAACTTCCAACTGAAAACATCGATTGGATTGCCAGTACCTTGTGGTATACTGCGCGAAGTCCAAGTTATTCCATCTTGATATACTACTGATAAAGAAGTCCAATCAATAAAATTATCAGTGCTTTGTATCTCTAGTGAGGGGTTAAACAGTGTACCCAATTGTTCTACGAATTCTAATTTTTGATTGATGTTAGTAGTCCATAACTCTACCGTGATTCTTAATGTATATGGAACCGGCATCAAACGCTCTACATTAAATGCTTGCCCTTGCACCTGTTCATATGATTGTGTGTCACTATTATAGGCACGCTGTCTAACATTCATCTTGTCTACAAAGGTTGGATCTTGTGTTCTACGTTGATCATACTCTAGTCCACTGATATAATAAGTTAGTAGAGGGGCACTGGGTAGATTACTAGCACTATTATTAGCAAGAATTGTTGCTGCTTGCCGGCTACTGTCCCCGTACATTATGGGTATACGCATCAATATTGGATTACCAGCAGGGTCTTTTCCCTTAGTCACTTGCCACATGGAGAACAGTTTTGCAAACTGTATTAAGAATCTGCGGATTTGTTGATCATAGAAAAATTGTGCCAATTTGTATCCCTTAAGGTCTAGGTGGAAGATTGTCTGGGGCAATGGTTAATATAGTAGACAGATTTTGTTTTTCTGGTATTACAGTCCCAGTGGTACTCATAAATGTATTGCTATTATTTATGAATGTAGATCGTAGTGATTTATCTTCGTCAGTAAAGCCAGTGCCTGTTCTAACATTAGAAGAAATTCTAATCCATAAGTCACCGTCCCAACGATACAGAATCTGGGGTAAGTAATCGATTCGTAAGAAGTAGTCACCAATCTTGGGACTCTGAGGGAAAGATATACCAACCCCAGTGGGTACGCCATTTGGCGCTTCTTGCGTTCCAGTTAAATAACCATATGAATAACCAAAGCTTCTTGGTGTTGATCTGGCAATGAATTGGAATCTAGGATCGCAGTCTGCTCTAAAGTCCATCCAAGGCTCAATGGTGTCAGTAAATCCAGGTAGTTCTGGATCTTGGTCTGCTGTTGAATAAGTATTGTCCGCAGTACCATATGGACCAGTTATCATGCCCATACTTCGTATAGCAACTACACCGGTACCTGATACTGCACCTGACCCGGTTTCTGTTACTGTAGCTGGTAATACTAGCGACTCTAGCGTTAGGGTAGAATAATTTGCAATAGAAGTTATATCAGCGTCTACTGTCATATCCCAAATACTTGCTGCTGCTGCTCTGGGTATTCTGATAACTGGACTGGGTCTTGTATAACTCGGTGTAGTAATCATTGCTACTCTACCCACAGCCGGCGAACCAAAAGGCGCAACTAAATTCGTAGGTGGCGCAGGTTGATCAAGTTTACCTGATCCTACGCCATATGTAGGTACAACATAAAGATTTTGATTGTCATACCCGCTAAGTGGTAATAATCTTTTAGCTTCTTCAAGAGCCGCATTATTGATTGCGATATTCTTGTTATAAGTAGAAATAATGTCTGCAAGATTTCGATTCGTATCAACCTCCCAATATTCAGGATCAGGCGGATTAACGCCAGGTGGTACTGGTTTTTTAGAAATATAGTTCGTACCACCATATGTAATAACATACCCTTCAGGATAGGGTTTATCTTTGTCCCATAGTCCAAGAAAATTATCTTGATTAATAGGCTCATTTAATATCTGACTAAATTCTTCACTGTTTACTAGTGGCTCGCATTTGATACGCCATAAATGTGGATACCAAGTTTGACTAAACCCTTCACTAGCAAAATTACCATCTGTGATTTGATAAAATCTTCGTAAGGCTACAGGGATAGTTTCGTCTAGTGGATTATAATCTAGCAGATGAGGTAGTTCTAGTACATCACCTACGATCAGTTTTCTACCCACTAAATCAATCATGTTGTTATAGTGGATAGTAATGAAAATGATATCGTTGTTTAAAAATAAGCCAAACTGACTTAGATCAAAGTCTAGGTTCTGTACATTGTAGTGTCCACGCAATCTAATAATGCTACTTTCATATGTCCGATCTCTATTCTCTAAAAATAGTAAATCCTGTATATTAGTGGGACTAAGAATATCATATTGAGGCTGAGTAAAATCGTTAGAAGGACCTTGAGGTGTTGGGCCCAAATACTTGTGAATATATAAATCAGTCCCACCCACAGTGAATTGCTGATAAATGGTTTTATCAAAAAAACGATAGTCATTAGACTTGACGGGTCTATAGAGTGATAATTTTGGCATAGTTGTGAATTCTTATCTTTTATTTATCGTAAAATCTTAATGTTAAATAAAGGTTGACATAAATTAAAGATGATGCTATAATAGCTGTTCAAAATTACTATTTTGGAGTTACAAATGGTTCGACAAGCTGCTACCCGTAAACCCACTGCCCGTACTCGCGTTCGCACAGATATTGAATCGCTAGTCAAGGC